CTTGACGCTAGCCAGATTCTTTTCAAGTCTCTGGGCGCACAGCCGTTTAACTACACTGACGCAATTGATGCTCTTCCGAACGCAATTCACGCCTTCGGTGGACCTAATGAAACTGCTGGTTCTAATGCGTTTATTGCCACAAATGGTCTTTTTCAAATGCCCGGTGCTATTGATGGTTTAACTAGTAATCAGGGTTCAGGCCAAAATTGGTATAATAGTACTAATTATGCTAATATTAGTAGTACTCCCGCCGCCGCCGGCACTCAAATACCATTTAACAACCAACAAGGGGGTGGGGCTATTAGTGGGTCATATGTTAGTGACGCAGGTACATTTGTTCTTTCTGAGACTGCACTTGATATGCATTGTTGGGGAGAGAACCCAGTTGTTACCGCCAAGCTTCAGCTAAATGGGCAAGACCGATTCTCTGAGCGCGAGGGTTCTTACTTCGACGTTGTTCAGCCTTACCAGCACCATACCAGAAACCCTGACACAGGTATTAATGTTTACAGTTTTGCCCTTCGCCCAGAGGAACACCAACCAAGTGGTTCATGTAACTTCTCGCGTATTGACAACGCCGTTCTCCAGTTGGTTCTTTCCGCTGGAGCCGTTGCCGGTGTTTCCACTGCTAAGGTTCGCGTCTATGCTGTGAACTATAACATATTAAGGGTTATGAGTGGAATGGCTGGAGTGGCTTATTCAAACTAGTTGTGAACTACTACACACCATACCATACATTATAATAATTTTACATTTTCAACCCTTTAACTTTTTCAGTGTTTTTACAAAAATTCATATTTTACGATTAACCCTTTAACGATTTAACCGGTGAATTTCAGGGTTAATGATTTTTTTATAATTTGTATAAGTTGTATGATATACTACACCATATATGGTTTCAAATATTTTATAAAAGGTAAAATATTTGAACTTTTGTAAATTGTTGAAAATGTTAAACCATTTAACAATTTGATCCGCGAATTTAAAATTTAATTCTTTTATTATATTTTATATATTTAAAACAATTATCACCGTAAATGGTTTTATAAAAACACCTATTTCTTATTAACCATATAACATCTTTCGTCTATTTACAACGTCCATATATTTTATCTTTTATAAAATATTTGAAACCATATATAGTAATAACTGTATATATAATCGTACATAAATCATATTTTGATTACCGACAAATTTGTCGGTAAAATTATTAAAGGGATATACATAAATAAAAATAAAGCTATATACACAACATTACAAATTACATAAATTATTTACCGAGATATTCGCTAATATAATTGGCAAAATATTAAATAAAATTACGTATCACCATTTTGTTCTGATTGGTTATTTAATCTATCCTTTTTACTTTGTCTATATTTTAACATTTTTTCGTTTTTATTTTTTTTATACTCTTCTTCGCCTATTTCATCTATCATTTTTTGTCTTCTTAACGCGTTTTCTTGTGCTTTTTTTTTTCGGTATTCTTCGTTTCCAATCGTTTCTTTTAATCGCGCAATTTGTTTTTGTTTTCGAATTCTAGCTTCTTCTTTAATTTGTTCTTTTGATTTTTTTACTATTTTTGTTATAATAGTATTTTCATTACCATTTGAATCGGATTTTTTACTTAATTGTTCCATTTCATTCAATTGTGTTTTTTCGTTAAAATCAATAGTTTCGTCAGCAGATTGTTTACTATTGTAGTGTGTATGTATAGTTTTTAATTTATCTACAAATACGTTATAATCGTAATTATTTTTCATATAGTTGCATTCGCCACAACAACACCTACAATTTTCAAATACATACCCTATACTGCTATTAAATCTATCTATTCCGTTTTTATGTGTACTAGTAGGTATTTTACCACAGATATAACAATTTTCACTTGTTAAGTTATGAAATTGTTTTTCAGTAATTTGAAAATCAAACTGTTTGAATGTAGCACTTGTAACATATTTATTATATGTTATAGAACTGTGATCTGTGAATAATTCATAGTAATATTCACCACAACTTATTAGACCATTATATAATAATATATGCTCTATTCTCTTGATGAATACTTCTTCGCTTAATGACTTTTTCATATAATTACACATTTCACAACAAGGCACGCAATTACTAACAGTGTATCCTAATGTTTGGTCTCTCCTATCAATTCCGCTGAATGATTTTCCTTCTTTAAACGTTCCGCAATAATGACACGGGTGTTGAACAATAGACTTATATTCATCTTTCGATAACTCAAATTTCAAGTTTTTATATTCGGCACTTCGACAATATACCATATATTGAAGTTCTGTACTATTTTTCTTTTTTTCATTATTTTCTTTACATTTATCCGGGTTGTTTTCACGCCATTTCTTGGCATCTTCCGCGTTTTTTAACAGATATTCCTCTATCCCCATTGTTTCGATTCTTTTATTGCGCGACTTCATCCAAGTTTCTGCGACTTTTTCGTAATTATTTTCTCGCCATTTTTCTTTTACTGCGATTTGTTCAGGGTTTTTACTTGCTATACGCGCCAATTCATTGCGGTGTTCTTTATCTCGACGTTCATCTTGCGTCTTTTGTGCTTTTCGACATGTCAAACACGTTTTTGTTTCTATTTCATTATCCTTTTCGCTTATAAACTCGTCTTTGGTCTGTTTAGTACAACACGTCGTACAAATACGAATATTTGGTTCAGTAACAACAGTTGTTTTTGCTGTATTACGTTTTATATGGTCTTTTTTCCTTTCAATTTCTAGACATTTACCACATTTCGAAAACTGATATTCCATATCTAACTTTGAACGGCATCCACGTATGTATTGATAGCAAACCTTCTTACCCTCTTCCTTGACTTCATCCAAAAATAAACCAATTTGATGTTTTTTACAGTATTTATTTTCGTCAGAACGCTTGAACTTACTACATAATTTACTTATACGTAGTGACTGTAACATTTCGGGTGTATAATCGGCATAATACTGATGACATTTACAATACTCGCTATTTTCCACCTCGAAACGAACGCAGTTTTTACCGGCATTATTAGTTCCTTGACATTTCATTTCGTAAAAGTTCATTTTCGGCGGTTTGTATGTAAATATAAATTGTATTTTTATATAATCAATTTTACGATATCATTTTTTCAACATTTTTAGTATTTTTACAAAAATCCAATTATGGTATTAACCGTATATATGGTCTTACATAAATCAAAATTCGTTTACCGACAAATTCGTCGGTTAAATCCCATATGGTTTATTAACCCTTTAACGTTTTCCATGTTTTACAAAAAAACAAATATTTTACTTTTTATAAATATTTAAAACCATATATGGTGTAGTATATCATACAACTTATAAAATTCATAAAAATCATTAACCCTGAAATCCGCAGGTTAACTCGTTAAAGAGTTAAAAACCGCATAAGGTCATATTTCTTCGTTTCTTAAAAGCAATAAACTAGGTGTTTGTAAAAAATTGATTATAAATAAATACTATATATTAATTACATCAATACACAAATGATTATTCCAATTAAATGTTTTACTTGCGGGAATGTTTTAGCAGATAAATATCGTTGGTTTTTGGAAAAGGTCAAAGAAAAAAAATTAGCGGAATCAAATGATATTAATAAAGTTGTATATTTAACGAAAGAAAATATGAAAAAAACCGCTGAAGGTGAAGTGCTTGATATGTTGGGCTTAAATAACGTATGTTGTCGAAGACATATGCTTACTCATGTCGATATAGAATAAAGATATATTGTATATATGTCACATAAAAAAACTTTTCAACCATTATTATCGCCTGTTGTTGAATTATTACGCGAGTATTCATTAACTTTTGAAGAAAAAAAAAAAGTTGATGAAGCAATTAAGTTATTTCATGATAATAAAGGAGATGGTTTAAATGATACAAAAAAAGATGTTTTTAATGAATTATTTTTAAATTTTAATGATGAGCAGGTATTACTATTTGTTGATAAGTTTAATTACGTATCTTTTTTGAAATATCTTACACCAAAAAATTTTTTAAAAACATATTTAATGAAAAACTCTATAATAGAATCAATATTACGGAAAAATAACGAAAAAACAGCAGAAGAGTTAAAAGAGTTGAAAACACTTTTAGAAATTTTTTTTACAAATAGATTATTAAAATTTAAAAAATATTACGAAGAACATAGATTAGAAGATAAGGAATTTGCTTTTATAACCAAATACTTAGATGAAAATAATACTATTCCATTAGTAAAAAAAACATATATTATACCGTCTACTAATATTCCACCTCCTTTTTCTGATAATCCTTTTTCAAAAAAATCGCATGTTAATAAGAATTTTACTCGTAATAATGAAGAAAGTTTACTTTCAAAAAAAAACAAAAGTGTAACAGAGGACAATAGTTCTGTTAATTTACTTTTGCATAATGATAATTTTAATAAGCAAAAAGTCATTTTAACCAAGAGAATAAAAGATGTGAAACCGAAATTATATTATTGTATTTTACCGCCAAATAAAAACACATCATGTCCATATAAAGTTACAAATAACAATAATAAACACTTTGAAAAATTGTTACTTTGTGAAAAAAACCCGGTAAATAATATAGTAGATATGACGAAAACCAAAGATAGTATTATAACAGGTGGAAAAAATCATACCATTAAAACATTAAATAAACGTATTGTTAATAAACGTAAATCAAGCTCAAAATATTTAAAAATGAGTGGCGATTGTTTTTGTAATAAAAAAGGAGGATTTATGGTATTTGGTAATAGAAGTAGTAGAAGCATAAACCACCTAAAAAGTAACAAAAGTTATAAAAACTATAATAACAGTAAAAATAAATTCAAATATGTAAATAAAACATTAATTACAGGTGGATCAGCTTTAATGTCAAATTCAATGCCAACATTAAATTCAATGGCAGGTGATAAGTTATATGTATAAAATATCATACGAGTTTCAAAGTACCAATTCACATCTTCCACTTTGGTTTCGAAGTAAAATATATATAATGAATTTTACCTTATGCAAACCAGCAATGTTTTACTTGGTCGTTTCACTAATAATGTTTATTACATTTATTGTTCAAAATACTGGTAATACTCGCGTCTATTGTTTAGGCGATTATGAATGTGATGTAAATAACAACGTCTTTGTCTTAGTCATTCAATTTCTGTATATAATACTTTTTACTGTTGTTTTAAATATGATTTGTGTTTATGTAACCCCTATTTTTTCGTGGATTTTAGTATTAATTATATTTTTGGTTTTTTTTATTTCAATAAGTTCATTATTTTTATTTACATCAAAAGACAATGTTACAATATACGGTTAACATCAAAATATTGCGACACAGTTAAATAATTGTGTGTTAAATAAGTTAAGTGATTGGGAAATGTTATTTATAGCCTTTTTATATATATAATGTTGAATTATTTAGCTGAATTTTTAGGAACTGCCATATTTTTTTATGTTATTTTGGCTACTGGAAACGCGTTATTAATTGGTATTACATTGGCGATTGTTATCCTATTTATACAAAAACTCTCGGGGGGTATGGTAAATTCGACCCTTACCATTATTTTGGCGATAGCGGGTAAAATTCCGCCAATAACAGTATTGCCGTATATTGTCGCTCAAGTATTGGGTGGTTTACTTGCGTTAGAAATTTACAAAAGGTGGAAACTTCCATCATCGTTAAAAAACGACCTTTCATTTACATTATTTAAGTAAAAATACTTAGTAGTATGTTAACCTTTTAACGTTTTCATCATTTTTACGAAATCCAAATATTTTACATTTTATAAAATATTTGAAACCATTTATAATAATAATTGTGTATATAACGTTACATAAATCAAAAGTCGTTTACCGACAAATCCGTCGGTAAAATCGTTAAAGAGTTAATTGTAAATAACCAATTAAACAACATATATCACTTTAACCTGCTGATTTCAAGGTTAATGATTTTTATAAACTGTATAAATTGTATGAAATACTACACCATATATGGTTTCAAATATATTATAAAAAGTAAAATATTTGAATTTGTAAAAAACATGGAAAACGTTAAAAGGTTAATTAAATTGTGTCTTCTTTTTCTTCTTCTTCTTCATTTTCTTCTAACCATTCATTTTTATTATTATCAATTAATTGTGTTAACAATTCTAAAGAAAACGGAGTTTTAAAACGCTTATTTTTATCCAATGAACGTTGTGCGTTTTTAGATATTTTAGCAGCTTTTTCAATAAGGGGTTTATCTTCATTAATGACTGTATCTGTATTTATATCATAAATGCCATTAATATTAATATTACAATTTAACAATGCCTGAAAAATTGACGATAATCTTACCCTACTATTTTCGTCAGGTAATTTATCCAGATCATCTATATATTCTTTACTATTATTTGAATAAACATCCGGGAGTGAGTATTGTAATTTTCCAAGTCGGACTTTGTCCTTTTCTATTTTTCCAGCAAATAGTCTATTTAAATACGGTTTTGGATGATTTAATGTATGTTCAATGTCTTTTTTTAAATATTCTAATGTTAATATAGGCGGTAAATTTTCACGCTGTACTAATATATTATTTATATCACCCTTATTTATCTTATCAGGTGTAATAGCAATATCTATAGGTGTTTCAATAAAATAATTTTTAATTATATGGTTTTTACCACCACCACCACCGGTTAACTTCCTTTTCTTATGTTTCGTATCGACATCAACCACTATATCATCCAAATCAACACTTGTATCATTAGAATCAATTTCTTTACTAGAAGGGGTAAGTTCTTTAATTAATCTTTTTTTTCCTGTAATATTACGTTGGAAATTATATTGGAAGGAGTATTTTTTGGTATTCTTTTTTGTTTTATTAGTAATAGGTGTAGTTATGGTATATAGTATTCTTAAATCTAATGAAAATAATGGGACGTTAAAATCATACAATGCTCTTGATGAAAAAAGACTTGATTGTTTGTCAGCATATAAATTAATAGTATATTGTTTACCAGCGAAATTTATCATATACGTATCTGTAACATTTTTAAATTTTTCCAATTCATTAAAATATAAAGAAGTAAATATTATTAACAGTAGTATTTTTTTTTTTACTAATTCCATATTGTTTTTATAATTACTACTATTAATAAATAACTTACAATCAAAATCTTTTGTTTTTATTTCATTTTTTTCGTCTTTAATATAATATCTCATACATTCTCCCCCCGCCTTTGCTAATAACCCATATTCTTTTTCAATCAAATATTTATTAATTTCGATAAATAATAAATTTGAATACTCACGTATTGAAATATTGGATGTTGATAAAAAACGTTTATCTTTAGATTCCAATAAATAACTATTAAATTGTTCTAAAAACATATTAAAATCACCTCTTTTCGTTGTAGTATTTATTCGTTGACTCACCGTCGCATTAAACATTTTAAATCCATATAAATATAGTTTTTCAATAATATCAGTGTTCTCTGGAAATATTGTTTGTAATGGTGTTAGTATTTTATCATAATATTCTTGTTGTTTATCTTTGCCTATAATAATAGACCATATACAATAAAATCGTCTTATTTCATCTATATTTATTCCTTTATCCTTACGGTCTGTATTAAGAAACGATTGTATTATAAAGCATCCCGCTTTATTTAAATATTCATTTTCTATTAAAAATAATTTAAACCTAGCAGTATCTATATTACTATCATATCCCAATTCAATATAAAAAGCAAGTTCATTATTACATCCACTGTTAACTTGTACCTTGTTTTTTTTAACTGTAACTCTACGTGATGTTCGATTATTGTAATTACTTACACGTACATATTCCTTCTCATCCTCATTTAATAATTCGTATAATGCGTCATTTGTTTCAGGAAAATCACGTAAATCATTCTCAACAAAACTATTTAGTAATAGTCTGAATTTAACACATTCTTTATCATTTAAAATTGTTCCTATTCCGCTTGTTCCATTATCTTTTTCTAATGTACACTTACACCTTATATTATGTTTATCGAATAAAATATTAATTTTAATTTTTAATATTTGTAAATATTCTGTAAAAAAATCTGTAAGTTCTTTTTTTTTTCTTTTATCTGAGGTTGCTACTAATATATCATAGTTTTTTTTTAAAAACGAAACATCTCGTAGTGATTTATCTACCTTACCATCTGCATTTATACTTAAATCTAATTTATCTAATGTATCTTGTGAAAAATTGTGATTCCAGGATGTCCCCCCATAAATTACCATAAAACCAGATTCTTCGTTGTTATATTGTATTATTTTTCTTTTTATTTCACTTATATGGCGGTTAATACTATCATCACCATAAATTACTTGCATAAAACAACTGATTGAATTACGTTCATTTACTAAAGTATTTAAAAGCTTATTATTACTTGGTTTATTTTCTAATATAGATTTACATCTATCAATATTATTTGTTATGGTATTTATACTATCACTTCCTTTAATAATGTGTGTTAATTTAGGTAACGGCATTGTACCCTTTGGTAAATTAGCATTCGTTTCTGATAGTAGTGGAACAACAATTGGCAATTTCTCACTTTTTTTTGACAACTGTTTGTCAAGATCCATTTGTGATGATGAAACAACATCCATCGGTGATGATGAAACAACATCCATTGGTGATTCCTCACTTTTTTTTGACGACTGCTTGGAAGCAAATCTATATTTATAGATTTGTTTTCTTCGTGTCTTTTGAAATTTTTCAAGATATTCTTTAACATCCATTGGTAATACATGACCTTCTTTTATTGATAACTGGTTGGAAGCATGTCTATATTTATTTCTTCGTGTCTCTCGGCGATTTATATTTTTTTTAATAGTAGCAAAGCTAGGAAATTTAGGGGGCATTAATATATTTATAACGATATTTTATGTAATGACATAAAAACTATATTATCACTTTAATAATATAATTTAAAAATAAAAGTTATTCTCGATGATTAACATACCCCCATCCACCGCCTTTCAACAACCGTCACCAGCAAAAGAAACAAAATCGAAAAAGCCCAATACAATTAACGAAAAACATATTGAATTAATGGAATTGTTTGAAAAAAACGAAACGGAAAAAATACCAAAACTGCTAAAGGAAATACGTAAATTAAAGCGGGTGCTAATTAGTCTTATACATTTTGATGAACACACCTCTGCCAAAGATAAAATCGTGTTAACGCCTATCCCTCCCCCAAATGTAACAAATATAGACAAGTATTTAGAAACGTATGATCGAATTATGGAAAAAAAAGCGGAAATTAAAGAGATGAAAATGAAAAAGAAGAAATACTATTTAGAAAACGCGAAATGTATCTTCCATTACTTTGAACAAAAAAAAAACATCTCTACAGGCGGCGGAAACCAAAATACAAATATATTGAACAATTTCTTTAAAGTTAAAACGGCGAATAACGAAGAGGAGACAATTGAAAACAACGAAAAATACAATGTTTCAAAATACATATATCAAAATTATTGGAAAAACGTAAACGGGGAAATACTGAATATAAAGAATTACGCCGTAGCAATGGATATATGTCATTATTGCGAAATAGGTGAATTTATTCATCAAGAGGAAGAGGGAATATTAATATGTAATAACCCCCAATGTGGCAAGTTTGTTATGCATATTGTAGATGGGTCGAAGCCGTTTAACAAAGAACCGCCGAACGAAATATCCTATACTGCTTATATTCGTCTTAACCATTTTAAAGAAATTCTATCACAATTTCAAGCGAAGGAAACAACACAGATACCGCCGGAAGTTATTGAAATGATACGGGCAAGAATTAAAAAGGAGCGTATTGCCGACCTTTCAAAACTAAACTACGAAATAATGCGCGATATATTGCGAAAACTATGTTTAAACAAATACTTTGAACATATACAATATATTAATTCTATCTTTGGCGTGAAACCCCCTGTTATGAGCGAAGCACTGATTGAAACCCTATGTGTTCTTTTTATCGAAATTCAGCCAAAATTTTCGATATATTGCCCTGCAAATCGAACAAACCTGCTGTCTTACAGTTATATATTACACCAATTATGTGTTTTGTTAGATCAAACGCAATATTTGCCTTATATTACAACATTGAAAGATATTGAAAAACAGCGACAGAATGACGCAACCTGGTATTTAATATGTAAATCTTTGGACTGGCAGTATTTTCCAACAATATAGTGGGGTTATTTATTGACGACGAAGACAACAAACGTGAAAGGGTTAGAATAATATCCTATAACCCTTTAACGATTTAACCTGCGGATTTCAAGGTTAATGATTTTATAAATTGTATAAGTTGTATAATATACTACACCATATATGGTTTCAAATATTTTATAAAATGTAAAATATTTGAATTTTGTAAAAAACACGGAAAACGTTAAAGGGTTAATAGAAAAAAAGAAAATATGTATTATATATACACAGAATGGAAGTAAAACCCACAAATACATCATTCAATGGTGGTAATATAAAAATACCGAAGCGATATGTTCCAAATCAACTATCCAGAAGGGACAAACTACGTCAAATAACCGCTATAAACCGTTCACGTAAGTTGTATAAAAACCACATTTTTTATAACAGACCCCCTGTTCGTTCTTTCAAGTCGCGACCATCCAATCATATAGAAAACGCAAAACGTATTTACGGAGTTGATAAAATAGTACCAAATAAGGAACTCGCAAAAGCAACCGGTTGTTCTTTAAACGCATTAAAACAAATAGTTAAGAAAGGAGAAGGGGCATATTACTCATCCGGTTCACGGCCAAATCAGACCGCCCAATCGTGGGGATTCGCGAGACTCGCAAGTGCTATAACCGCCGGAAATTCTTCTATAGTAGACTATCATATATTACGCGACGGGTGTAATCATCGTAAACGTGCTTTTTTAATGGCACAAACAAGAAAACGGCAAAAAAGATAAATATATAAAGAATAATTAATAAGTATTATACCTACCAACTTAGCCCCAAAACCAACACTATAAATGAAGCGATCTAAACCGACGTCTATTGTATCCCGTTCTATATACGATGAATACTTTGAGTACGATACAACTTACAAGGCAAAGTATGGAAATAAAACTTGTGTACTTTTAGAGGTGGGTAGTTTTTTTGAAATTTATACATATAAAACAATTTCAACCGGTGCGGTTCAACATCTACAGACACAAGATATATCGCGTATTTGTAATTTAAGTCTGGTTGAAAAAAAGGCTACTTATAAAACCGACGACCAGCAAATAATGATGATGGGGTTTCGCAACTATATGCTGGATAAATATTTACAGAAACTAGTAGAGGCGGATTTTATAGCCGTTGTTTTCATTCAAGAAAAGAATGGCAAAGATGTAACCCGTGTATTTGATGGGGTATATTCACGCGGTACATTTATACGTTATGACGAAGATGAAGATACTTCTGTTACACAACAGACACATATTATTTGTATTTGGTTAGAATTATTAGTAAATAAAAAAGGCAAAAATAAAAACATAGAAAAGCCATCATACGTTTCTACTCCAAATATAGTGTATGGTATTTCGGCAATTAATATTTTTACTGGTCAAACGTCCATTTTTGAGTATGAAACCGTTTTTACAATGAATCCGACTACATTTGACGAAATGGAACGTTTCTTTTCTACATTTCCGCCGAGTGAGGTAATTATTATTTCAAATACAATAGAAAAACCAACTATACAAACTATATTACGATATGCGGGTGTTCATTGCAACACAATACATATTATTTCTAAGGAATCATTGGCGATTGAGACACCAAGTCCCGAACAGAACCTCTCACAACAATGGTTGTCTACACTCCAGTCTAACGGCAACCTTTCCCAGTCAACCATTTCAAGTAAAATTAGTAACTGTGAGAAACAGACTTATATACAATCCATTTTATCAAGTTATTACGACAACCCGAATATTTATTTTCAAAACAGCGATTTTCAAAAAAACTCTATTGCCACACAAGCGTTTTGTTACTTATTGGATTTTATTAAAGAACATAATATAAACCTAATACGTAAAATAGCCGTCCCCGTTTTTACCAATACATCTAGTCGGTTAGTATTAGCAAACCATACATTAAGACAGTTAAATATAATTAATGACAATACAACTGAAGGGGGGCGCGGTGTCCTTTCGTCCGTTCTTTCATTTACGAACCGGTGCGGTACGGCGATTGGAAGGCGGTTATTTCAAAGAAAATTACTTAACCCGACGTTTGACATTGAACGATTGGAAACGGAGTATGAAAAAATAGCCACCGTATTGGAGCTATATAATCCCGGCCAAATGGCGGAGATTCGAACGAAAATTAGTTGTATAAGAGATATAGAAAAAATATACCGACAAATAGTTTTAAATAAAATATACCCATCAGCAGTATATCAATTATACAATAGTGTATGTATATTACAAGAACTCAATGTTTTATTTAAAGATACCGATGTAAAAGACAATCTTTTTACGGCGGATGACAAACTTATTAATTCTTTTGTCGAATTTAAAGAATTCATAGACATTAATCTTTATATAGATATTTGTAAAAATACGAATACGGTTCAAAGCTTTGAAACCAATATTATTAAACCAGGAATTAGCCAAGAAATAGACACTCTTTTGGTAAAAAAGACCGAATACGCAAGTCAGTTAAAAGCAATATACGAATATTTTAATCAACTAATACGGGCGTCACAGAATGTCAAAGAAAAAGGAAACGGAATCGCACAAACGGAATATATAAAAATCCACGAAACGGAAAAAGGGGGTATTTCGCTTCAATTAACCGCCACCCGCGCGGTTGCTTTAAAAAAATACTGGCGTCAATGACCGACGAATTTATTAGTGTTTATATATCGTCTACTAACTCATTTAAAATTTCCTTTAAAGACATTCATATAGTTGCCTCTGGTTCGGTGAGTGAAATACAGGCTCCTTTTATTACAACCCTAACACAAAGCATACTAAAAACGGATGAAAAACTTAATATAGAAATATCAAGGGTGTATTACTCCATAATTAAAGAAATAGAGGACACCTGGTCTTCGGCAATTACTCAATATATAAACTATACGGGTGATATAGATGTATTGTTTACAAAGGCGTTTATTGCACGTGAATACGGTTATTGTCGTCCGTCAATCGACAACAACGAAAAAACGCAAAAATCGTTTTTAAAAGCGACAAAAATGAGGCATTGTTTAATTGAACATTTACAGACGAATGAGTTATATGTTCCAAATGATGTAACAATGGGGGTGGAAGGGGAAGACGGAATTCTTCTCTTTGGAACAAATGCTATTGGTAAGACGAGTCTTATTCGTTCAATAGGGGTATGTGTTATATTAGCACAGGCTGGGTTATATGTTCCTTGTGAATCATTTATATATAAACCATATACGGCTCTTTTTTCACGTATTATAGGAAATGATAATTTATTCAAAAATCTTTCTACATTTCAGGTAGAAATAAGCGAATTGGCGGTAATATTAAAACAGGCGGATTGTAATAGTCTTATATTGGGAGATGAGATATGTAGTTCAACTGAAATGGAGTCTGGACTTTCTATTATTATGGCGTCTTTAACCGAGTTTCATACCCGTCGCGCATCTTTTATTTTTGCTACACATTTCCATGAAATTGTCAAATGGGAAGAAATGGAAAAATTATCAAATATAAAAATAAAACATTTAGAAGTTACATATGACACCGTAAGTGGACGTTTAATATATGACCGTAAACTAAAAGACGGGGTAGGTATTACTTCATATGGATTAACTGTTTGTCAGTCGATGAATTTACCAACCGAATTTTTGGACAATGCGTTTGAAATACGTAATCGTCATTATCCGGAAAATGGTGGATTTCTTACATTCGCACAGTCGAAATACAATACAAAGAAATTAATAGGAGTATGTGAAAAATGTAGGGTGGAAATTTCAACGGAAATACACCATATTGAACCACAAAGAAAGGCAAATGAATTGGGAGTTATTAAAACAAAGGATGGACAGTTATTTCATAAAAACCATCCAGCAAATTTGGCGTCTTTATGTGAAAAATGCCATAAGAAAGAACACTATTAACGGTTTAACCGGCTGATCTGAGGACATGACGATTATTTTAATTTATCATACGGTTAACTTTAACGCCACTATATATGGTTTCAAATGTTTTATAATAGTAAAATATTTGAAACGTTGATTTATGTAATGTCATATATACGTTTATTACCATAAATGGATTTGTAAATCATTGATAACATTAAAGGGTGTAATATATGTAAATTCAACTATACGTTTAACCTGCAGATTTCAAGATTAATGATTTTTATAATTTGTATAAGGTGTATAATATACTACACCATATATGGTTTCAAATATATTATAAACAGTAAAATATATGGATTTTGTAAAAAAATGGAAAACGTTAAATGGTTAATACTATAATTAAATTACATAGAATGCGGTTTTACATAAAAGTTACTATGTTAATCGTCTAGTTTTATTTACATGGGGGTAAAAAGCATCGCTTTTACGTTTATTAGAGTTCTTTATTGAACGTTGAAACTCTAAATACGATCTTGTTCTATGAATTATAGACATAGGCTTATTTTTAATAGTCCGTTTTTTTCGGAGGGATCTTTTACTTGTGTGTAAACAACGCATTTTTACTGGTATTCGCATTGAAAATTTTACTTTTTTAGGTTCATCCACTTGTATCGAAACCGTTTTTTTTGGGGGTGTAGTTCTTGGTGTATAACTCATATCAATTGTTCCATACTCACTAAAATCATCTGTAGTTACATTATGTCTTTTAGATACTTGGTCAATTTCCGGGTCTTTAATTTCAAATCCGTTATTTTGGTAATACTTTACAACATTAGGCATTGAACTTAATTCAATAGCGTAGCTAGTTTCATTTGAAATATCTTTTATTTTACCTAACAGCATTTTTCCATTACCTTTACTTTTTGGGGGAACACAAATAAACGTTAAAAATATAATTTCTTTATCAAATCTAACGCAACATATACCGATAATTTTGCCAGTATTATCTTCCAAGTAAATGCATATACTATTTTTTACATATTTATTTATATCTTCTTTACTAAACGGCTCACATGTAAAATCGACTGATTGTATTTTTTCGTATAAGTAATCACTATTACCATCATTTATACCAAGCGAATTAAATAATTCACTTATATTGTTTGGTGTGTTACCTTTGTAATCGTCTGATCTTACATATAGAAAAGTAGCCATTATATAAAATAGTTTATAAATTATTTTACTAAAACTTAATTTGCTACGAATGGTTGAAATCGTTAACTATGTAACAAAACCCTAGTATATATATTTTAGTACCACTTAACCCTTTAACGATTTAACCTGCGGATTTCAAGGTTAATTATTTCTATAATTTGTATAAGTTATATAATGTACTATACCATATATGGTTTCAAATATATTATAAAAGGTAAAATATTTGGATTTTTGTAAATTGTTAAAAACGTTAAAGGGTTAAATTGTTACATGCGATGGTAGATTTCTTTATAAAATTGATCGTATTTTTTTTATATTTCATACACTCATAGTAAAGATTTTATATAATAAGTGTATTTGGGATAAATTAATCAAACAAAGTAAGTATAAAGCATTGTGTAATGTCGAGTATCAGTATTTTCACCGCACCTACCGTATATTCCAGACTGGAACGCACAAAAAACGCTATGAACCTTAAAGATATCACGGAGGAAAGGTTTCAAAGTTTAAAGGCGGGATTAAAGTCCAAGAACTTTAACCATAAAGTTCACGGAAAACTGACATACCAACTATTAAAGAATATGGGTTACAAGCCACCATATCAGTTTACTTATTTACCGAAATTTCCAAGGTTCAAAGTTTCGATGAAAAAGATTATAACAATCCATACGGTTTGTCGCAAATTGCCATTTGAAATAATCCATAACATCAAAGAATACCTATTTGACCGTTTGGATGAAGTGTGTTACTCGTTGTTTTACTTGGCAGATGATATATATTATTTAAATAACAAAAATACGGTTATTAGGGAGAGTTTCTCACGTAGGTCAATCGCTACAAACAATCCAGATATTGACGATAACCAAACCGAGTATTGGACATGGGAGTATATACAATTGTATTTTAATGCTTCGAATTGCGTCAAATGCGGTGGCTATAAAACAACCAATACAGAATACATTTCGCCGGTTGTACTGTGCAATTGTGGAGGAGGGCTTCATTGATAACTGTGTAAATTTACCCCCCTTACAATATCAATATTTAGTTTACAAAAAAAGCAACAAAAAGCAAAAAAACAAAAAAAGCAAAAAAAACAATAGCTCAGTAATGAGCTATTTTTTACTACAACACATATAAACTACAGCATTATATAGTTGCGGTTACGTTTGTGAAAATCATTGACGGTAATAAAAAACAAAAAATGAAAAACAAATGTGCGGTTAAATGAACAACTATATGATTCTTACAACACCAATTTTTACACGATAATTTATGAGATAAATAAAATAAATATAACATTATACAGTAAAATGTTAAAAAGGGCAATAGATTAAGTTGTTCAATTACGATTTTATACAGTAAATAATTAACAAATACAAACCTTGCACTCAATCCGTCTACATTATGTATTACACCTTTTCTGTTTGCTACAGGATTTAACCAAAACATTATAGAAATAATTGAACCATTAAACGTTATGAGCGCAAAATACAACGGTATATTCGATTGTGTAAAAACGGATTTATTAATACAAATATACAACGGGAATACACTACTTGTAATGATAGGTGTATTCCTGTAATTAATCCGCACTTTTATAATGATCCATTTATATATTACTATTTCATGTATTTTACAATTTACCAACCTATTTATGATATGTTACGTTTAACGTCGCGTTTGTTTGAAATAAATATATGTAAAAAACAAAAAAATGTATTTGTTGCGAATAAATAAAACATAAAAAATAAAACGTATGTAATGTATTACGACCTGTTTTTTTGTAAAATGAAAAACCATATGAAATCTTTTTTTAATTCGTTACCTGCTGACGCACATGGGTACACGGGTCTCGTAAACATAGGTAACACTTGTTTTTTAAACTCCTGTATTCAAATAATAAATCATATATATGAATTAAAACCTATATATGAAAATGTCTTTACAACCCATCAAAAACCCGGAATTCCAGATACAAGTTTTTTCATCGAATGGTTGAGTTTACACAATTTAATGTGGCAAAGAGATGGAACAGTTTGCCCGAACCGATTTGTTCAAATAGTCCATCAGCTGGCGATGATTAAAGACCGACCACTGTTTACGGGCTTTAGTCAAAATGACATACATGAATTCATCCATTTTTTTATAGAATCATTACATACGAGTATTTCAAGAGAGATTGATATTACAATTCATGGGACTCCCCAAAACGCCATGGACGAATTAGCAATCAAATGTTATAATTATTTACAAATGGTTTATAGAAACGAATATAGTGAAATATTAAACCTGTTTTACGGTATTTATGTAAGTAAGATAATTGGACTGGATGAAAAACAAACGGTTTACTCTACTATTCCTGAAAACTTCTTTATATTAGATTTACCAATTCCAGAAACTCAAGTAATACCCCCCGAAAAGGCTGGACTTCCCGGACATATGTTTTCCGCGTCGTCTTTTGTTCAACGACATACACTATATGATTGTTTCGACCTTTTTACGAAAGAAGAGCGAATGGACGGAGCCAATTCTTGGTTTAACGAAACCACTGGTAAGAAAGAAGGAATAAATAAAAAAATCGAGTTTTGGAATTTCCCCGAAATACTAATTATTTCTTTAAAACGTTTTTCTCATTGTGGTCGTCAAAAGCGCAATGATTTGGTTGAATATCCTATAAAATCATTGGAACTATCCCGGTATGTGTGTGGATACAATCCACAAAAATACACATATGATTTATTCGGTGTATGTAATCATTACGGGGGATGTGAAGGTGGTCATTATACGGCGTTTGTGTTAAATTATTTAGATGAATGGATTCATTATAATGATGGGACAGTGGAAAGGGGTGTTTCGAATATTGTCACCCCGTCCGCGTACTGCCTTTTTTACAGAATTACGGTAAAGCCGTGACTTTACGAGTACTTTTTTCCCCCACCCTACTCCGTTTATCTTTAAATTTGAGAATGTAAAAAAAACAGAATAATTCTATAATATATAATCTTTATATAAATGGTTAGTTTACTTAATGAAAATATAACGGAAGGGTTGAATGAAACCGATATAAGTGGATCCGATTTAAGCGGAGTTAATGTAAATAACGTAAACTTAAATATAAATGAAACATCGAACGTACTCGGTATAAGTGAAACGAATACATCCGTATCAGCAACTATATCGTCTATTATCAATAATTTTTTTTACGGTAATTCACAAACGGGGGCTAATCAAACCGGCGGGACTAATCAAACCGGCGGGACTAATCAAACCAGCGGGGCTAAACAAACAAATACTACCCAAAATGGGTCATTTACTGATATATTTTCCCTTTCTAACATACTATTTTTAATATGGTTTTTATTAATTTACCTGGTTATTTTTTACTTAATAAAATCGTTTTATAAGGATGATACCGACCCTTTCAAAGAAAAAATGGCATTAAGCCGTGGAATTGATATATTCATTTTTGGATTACTAATTATTCTAATAATATACTCTTATTGGTCGTTGAGTGAAGAAGACAAACGTAATTTAATTGGTTATATAATAGAGTGGACTCATGGATTCTACAATAATCCGAATACACTCTTCGAATGTTTGGTTTTTATTCTCTTATTTTACTTGTTTATTTACCTATTTGGTGTTCCTATGACGAAAGAAACGCGTCCTGTATCAATCTATTTCATAGAACAAAAACTGTGGATTCTGTTAATTTCCGTCATTATCGTTAATTTTTTTATTTATGTGCTAAATATTCCTATAGTAGATCTAATTTTTGGTAATGACGGCGGGTTAACAAAAGCGTGGTATAGTCTACGCGATGAGATAAAAGAAACCGATAATAAACCAACCAAAGAACCTGAAAACAAACCGGTAAAACCGAAAGAAAAAAAGCCAGAAGTGTTTAATATATCTAATAATTTATATACATACAGTGACGCAAAGGCGGTATGTAAAGCGTTTAACGCGGAGCTTGCAACCGTCGACCAGCTAAATACCGCATATGACGAAGGGGCTGAATGGTGTGTAAATTCTTGGAGTGCGAATCAACAGGTGCTATATCCCACACAGAAGGCTACATATGACCGACTACAAAAAATAAAAGGACAAGAAGATACGTGCGGAAGAACCGGAGTTAATGGTGGATATGTAAAAGATACTTCTATGCGTTTCGGGGTCAACTGTTACGGTATAAAACCGAGTCCTAGTGAATTTGAAAAAAACAGAATGAAAACCGCACATGAGTATGTCGCCCCTAAATCGAAAGAAGATATGATATTAGAGGCAAAGGTTAACTATTGGAAAAACAATAAAGACGATTATATGACAGTAAGCCCTTTTAATAATGATAAATGGTCGTATGAATCAGCGTAATTATTTAACCATTTAACGATTTAACCGGTGGATTTCAGGGTTAATAAAATTATTGATTTATCATATCATTAAATTCTATTATACTATAAATGGTGTTAAATATTTTATAAAATGTAAAATATTTGAAATTTATAAAAACACCGAAAACGTTAAAGGGTTAATATCTTCTGTGTTTTAACGGCTATTTAACCTGCCAACGCTAAACCAAATGAAAACATTAAAAAGTCGAGAAAGAATATTATTGAATATACTAATAAATTGCTATTATAACATTCTTCATCGTTATTACACTTATCGTCGAAGCCATATTTTACAGTAATGGGGGTAACACCGTAAAATATAGCACTTAACGTATAGTAAAACGATACGTTTACACCCTTGAACGTTTAAAACCGCACTCTGAGTATTTTTATATTTTTTTGAAAAAAATATAGATGACTAAACATAAGACAGAAGATTATAAAATATCTGCGGTTAAATATTACTTAACCCTTTAACGATTTAACCTGCGAATTTCAAGGTTAATGATTTTTATAATTTATATAAGTTGTATGATATACTACACCATATATGGTTTCAAATATATTATAAAAAGTAAAATATTTGAATTTTGTAAAAACATGGAAAACGTTAAAGGGTTAATATAATTCTTCATTAATAGACCATATAACAAAACATAAACGTTTTTCTTTATTGTCAATAAATAGTTGCCAATTATTTTTGTCTTTGTATTTTTCTACCAAATCTACGCTGTATGGAGTATTAGTGATGCTGGCATTAACTACATCTGTAATATGCTTTTTATAAGAACTATCCGTTTTAGGTCGTGATATTTGAGCACAAACAACTTGTAGATGATTATTTATAAAATTAAATAATTTTGTATAAGTTTCATTATTATTCAATATAGACTTCACATATTTTATTTTTTCTGTTCTTTTGTTTGTTGTAAATATTAAATCAGTTTCATTTACATGTATAATAATTGGAATACGTTTATTTGTTGTGTCTATCTGGTTTATGGTTTCTAAATTTTGAATATTTTTTGGATTTACAAATAATTTTTTTGAACCTGTTGTGCTATATTTTATTTTTCCAAATGGATTTTTATAGAATTCTTCATATTCATTTATAGCATCTATTGATGTTCTATGTGGTCCGGTTTTATGTCCGTTTAATATTTCTTGTTTCCAATAACCACTTATTCTACCAGGCAATCCTTGAACTTGAACGTTTGTATCGTATTTTTTAACATATCTTTCATGTGTAGCACCTATTTTCTTTTTCCATTCATTCGGTATTAAATTAGCACGACGATAAAATCCTTTAACAGCTATAACTAAATGGTTTGAAATATTGTTAAATATATCTGATAGTTCTTCATAACTTATTCTGTCGTTCGACGTATGATTTTTAAAATCTATGTTATTTCTTATACAAGCATTAAATATAAAATCTTTATTTTTTTCATCAGTTCTAACAATATGAACCCTATAATCTAAACCATAATTTTGTAAAATATCTTCCTGAACCCATTTTTCACCGGTTTCATCATCATTAATTGGATAATATTCTTGAATAATACCAAGTTCTAAAAACTCTTTATGTCCTATATAAATATCTGGTATAGTCATATAGTGCGTATAATGTTTATTTCCCCATTTGTATAAATCTCGCAACTCATTTATCATCGTAGCAGAAACAAATACAAACCGAATATTATTTTCTTCCATATATTTCATATCTAATATACCACTTTCCTTCAATATTAGATGTAATTTTTGGTCCTCTTTATCACCACTATCAATTTCATCATTTATTATTATAGCGTTTTTTATGTTTCTTAATTTAGTTTTTAATCTTTGTAATTTACCATGATGATATACATTATCTTTAAAACATGATGGTATTTTATCTTTCATATCATCCTCCCAAGATATATTGCTCATCGCAGTAATAAAGAATATATTATTTCTATGTAAAACAAAATCATTATCAGAATGTGTAGTCATATTTTTTGCTATTTCAATCATAAGACCATCCATACCTACTTTTGTTCTCTTTACAATACTAATAACTCTTATAGGTGTTTCGTAAAATTTATTACATATTATGGTAGCATCTTCTTTTTGATTAGCAAATATATATTCACTACTGGCTTTTACATCACCAGTAATAAATAGTTCTTTATTTTTTTTTGTAGCACTTTGATAATCATTTAATACAATTTCTCTATTTAAATCAAGTATTGAATATTCCATTTTGATTTATTTGTTATAACATAGTTATAATATGATTTATAATTTTTAATCAATTTTTTTAATAATTATTAACCCTTTAACGTTTTCCATGTTTTTTACAAAATTCAAATATTTTACTTTTTATAATATATTTGAAACCATATATGGTGTAGTATATTATACAACTTATACAATTTATAAAAATAATTAACCTTGAAATCCGCAGGTTAACCTTAATAACAATGCTATATATATAAGTAAATGACTCGAAACAATCCTAAAAAAATGAAACCGCTTCAGTATATAAATAAAACAAGGCGAATAAGACCACGCCCACCACGCAAAAATAAAACAATAAAACGTATGAATTGTAGTCCTCTAGTAAAAAACAAAACACCGGATAAATTAACCTGTTATACAAATCAAATTTTAATTGAAATAAAAAATGCGTATAACAAACACCCCCCGTATAAAAATAATCCAATCTACTCTGACAACCCACGTAAAATATTAGACCAACTTAGAAAAAGAATGTCAGGTACTTGCGAAAAAGAAAACTGTTGGCTAAAACTCCTGTCGGTAGAACAACAAAGAGTTATTGCCGATTATGTATTTGCGCCAAAAAAGCCCATAGAATGGCATAAGAACCCAACTGAATGGTTATCTAATTTTGACATATTAAACGTATTAAGACAATACGAAAAAAGCAACCCGACATTTAAGTTTATTGGTCCAACCTCCATAGACTTCGATACAGTAATAGATGAAAATATGGGCAAATGTGTACTCGACGACCTATGTCACTTTTCTTTAAAGAAATATATTAATGCCGGTATAAAAGATATAGGTATTATTTTTAATTTAGACAAACATACCCAAGAGGGAAGTCATTGGGTATCAATGTTTATTGACACAGAAAACTCGTTTATATTTTACTTTGATAGCGCGACAAATAAAACACCGAAAGAAATAAAAGCCCTCGTTAAAAAAATTCAAGAACAAGCCACCGAATTAGGGCATCAATACAAGTACTACGAAAATTACCCGAATAATCATCAAAGAACAAATACCGAATGTGGAATGTATTCCTTGTATTTTATAATAACTATGTTGGACAAAAGCAAGTCAATTAATAGTAAAATACGACTATTTAAAGAAAAGAAAGTTCCAGATAAACATATGCGAAAACTGAGAGACGTTTATTTTAATGATTAACTATATCATAATCAAAAAGGAAACGGTATGTTTCCTCAAGATATTGTATATATGAAATATACACGACGTAGTATTA